TTGGTATCTGCTTAATGGAATTTCGCTCAGCGAAGTAGGAAGTAATAAATTTATGTTCATCTCTTTTATATAACCTTTATTATTTAATTATGTAGTAACCTATAATATAGAATATTTGCCGTAGCTTTTATTTAAGCCCAGCGTTTCAATCTCATGATAGCGGACAGCATCCAAGCCATGATTGTATTCTCCTATAGGTTTATTTAGTTTTTTTCCACTTTTATCCGAATCCCAGCAATAAGACCTAAGCTCCTTAATTAAATTAGTACTGTCTTTTGTTACCAAATAATCTTGCCTTTGCATTACGTCAATGCCATAACTCAGACTGTCCTTGCCTTTAGCTGCCCCTTTAATCAATACCCCATTTTTTTCTCTTCTAATCTCTTCAATGCTTTTTGGCTCAGCACTATCTGCAAATATAGGAACGCCAGTAGGTAAAATTTTAGCAATATCACTGTTAACCATTTTGGTCTGGTATGCCAATTCATTCAATATCCTTTGATTATTGTATTTGTAAATCTCTATTATTGCAGTAGGGTCAGCACTATAACCGAAATCCAGACCAATGCCGATTAGTCTTGCTTCCTCTGGAATCTTATCAATGATTTTATAGTTAGTAAAAACCGCTCCTTGTAATTGGCCTATCTGCCCCTCTCCATAAACACGCCACCAGTTAGCCCAATAGCTACTTGTTTTCCCTTTTAAGCGATTTTTTTCAATCTGCTGAACGATACCCTCATCAAGTCCCTCATTGTCCTTGTAAGTCAAAATAATGAAGTCTGCATCTGGATCTGACTGCAATTCAGTATGTACCCAAAACTCATTAGCAGGATTAAAGTCCAAATATATTTCCCGTTTAGTTCTGATTGACAGTTCGTTATAAGCATCAAAGGTCACATTATTGCACTCGTTGATGTACAGTATGTCCCTCCTTGCGCCTCGCAATTTGCTTGAATCATCAGCAGAAAAGAACTCTATAAAACTACCATTAGCAAAATCATACCTCAAATGGCTCTTGTTATATCTGTCATCGTAGAATCTATTAGTACCTTTCATGATTTTCAAAAAATCTCTAAGAGCTCCGCGCCTCAAATGCGGGATAGTTTCTGCTACTATGGAGATTTCTATGTTCGGAATACTACATGCCTTGTGGATGAGGATAGGAAGGATGCCAAATGTCTTGCCAGCCGATGTGCCGCCTTGAATAATTTTGATTCTTTTTTTTAGAGCCAGTATTTTATTTATTGCCGTCGTCCTCTTTAACATCTGGAAATAAAGGTTGCTCAATATTCGTTTGTTCTATTTGTTGAACAGGCGCACCGTATGCACTATCTAAAAGCTTTTGATATGCTTGTGTGTCGCCTTCTCTTGCTTTTTTTATTAAAGCTAATGTCATAAGGTCTTCTTGGGACATAGTTTCTATTTCACTTGTTAAAGGGTTCTTTAAATCCTGTACTACCTGTAACCATTTCTTTGCTACTGTGCTTCGGTTCTTACTTCCTTTTGGTCTGCCTTTAGGGTTGCCACTTTGTCCTTTCTTGTACGGTATTAAGTTTTCTTCGTTAGCCATTTTTTATTATATTTGTTTCATAAGCGCAGTTAGTGTAATTGGTAGCACATTATTCATTCCAGAATAAAAGTAAAGTTCGAGTCTATTGCTGCGCTCTATTTCTTTCACTTAAACTTATTTTTTTGCCTTTATACATTCCAGCTCCTAATTCATCTATTTTGCTAAATGGTAAGATAGGCACGGTTATTTTGCAAGTTTTGTCTATTAAATAAATATAACGAAGTTGAAATCCATCTAATTTTATGCCTCCATTAGCTTTTATCCATTGCGTTCCGCTTTTGCCATTACTTTCTTTTGTTCGATGCGCTGAACTTGTTAAACTACACACTACTTCTCCAGTTGGTAATTGATATGTACTGGTGTTTTTATTCACTCCTATTAATTGGAATCCACTTGCTCGGTATATTGTTCCATCACCGCACAAATTACCGTCTGAAAAACTTAGAATCCATTTAATGTGTGGTGCGTTTTTCTTAATTAATTTTATTGTAATTGCAATACAACGACTTTCTGAATTTTTAGGTAAATAATCATCAAAAGCCATTCTATTTAATTCTAACATTTCGTTCCATTTCGTGTTTTGAACGAAATGAATTACGTTTTTTTTAACCATTGGTGAACCATAACTCAAAACACCGTGAAGTTTATTATCTAAAAAGCAGCCAAAGTGCAATGTACTATTTGGCACAACCTTCCCAGAGTAATGATGCTTTTTTACAAATTCATTAGCTATTTTACTTGGTATTACCTTTACAATTATTTCCTTTGCTCTGCCCATTGCATAATAATTAAATACAAAGCATTTCCATTCGTGTTTTCGTTGCCCATAGTTTCGCAGTATTTATATTCTTGTGTTTGCTTAATATCTGTTATTGCGTTTTTAATTTGCTCTGCCTGTTCATCTGCTAAAGTAAAAGTCATTTGTTGAAAAGGTTCTTTATCTCCATCAGGTAAACTAAAGGCAGTTCCAAACTCATCACTATCCTCTATAAACACAGGCAAATCTAAACCCCAATCTTCTAACTCCTCTGCATCCCATTCATTAGCTAAATCGTCCCAGTCCCATTCTCCAAAACCTACATTGTCCTTTATTATAAATTCTCTTTGTTGTTTCTCTGTTAATTGGTCTGCTTGTAATATGTAAACTTCTTTTAATCCAGCTTCTTGACAGGCTCTTAATCGCATATTGCCACCGAGTACAATATTAT